CCATTACTAATTTATTACTAAAAAAACATAAAATACAGTGTTAATAAGTTACAGGAGGCCTGCATAAATCACACTGTTGGATGTGTTAATCAGTAAGATGAAATATTATAGATTGGCATCTTCCATGCCAGCAACTCTTAATTTTACTATGTTGGTGATGTGCCATTGTTTTTGGTCAAGTGCTTTGATGACGCCCAACCATTTGTTGCGTAGAAGTGCCCATTCGTTGACAATGGCTTCATAGTCGCACACTTCATCCTCACCTTCTGCATATTTTTCAGCATCACGTGATGTTAGTGCTCTTTGATAGTTTTCAAGATATTTTTTGTAGTGTTTGGTTTTTAATCTTCTGGCTTGTATTTCTAAATGTTTTAATATGCCTTCAATTTCTTGTAGTTGGCGGAAACGTGATTCTACAACACCCGGCATTGAAGCAGATTGTTTCTCTATGTTTCCATGCAGTTTTACTTCTGCTGATGCTTTTTCTAGTTCAGATTCATAGTGTGCAATTGCATCAGGAATCTTTTTGATATCTTGTGTTACTTGGGAAAACCAATTCATGCGTCTTCATAATCTTCTTCATCTTCTTCGATGTCAAGATTATAACGTATTGCATCATCTAAAGCATCATCATGTCCAATAAGTTCTCTAAGACTTTCATCGTCGATGCCATTGTCCATTGCTATGTCAACAAATTTTTCAGCCACTACAGATCTATCCTTAGCAGGCACATATGACTTCATCAAACCCCAAACATCAACTAGCATTTGTGTCTCCATTGTCTATGTTTTGTATTGCTTCTTCTTCCTCTAGATTTATTTCTGGTGTGGCATGTTCATCTAATGCAACCTGATTACTTACCTCTTGCATGACAATTTCCAAGTTGTCCTTGCCCCATGCTTTTCTGTAGTCAAGTATCTCTTTTCCAGTTGCTGTTATATATTTCAAACGATTGCCTTGCTGTTGAATCAGGCCTTTTTTCTCAAACAAATCTAAAAGTCCTGAATATGGATCCATGCCTGTTTCATATGGAATCTTGATTTGTACTCCTTCAAAAGGCTTGGCAAATCTTGTTTTCATTACTTTACATGCGGCTCGGATGCCCCTTACATCAGTTATTTTGTTTCCTGCCTCATCTTCTTTTAGTTTTAATTTTTTCATTGCAACAACAATACTTGATGCATATACAAAGCCTTGTCCGCCACTAATTTTATCATCTGGATCAAACATGTCTTGTGATGCATATGTGTGATTGGTTGCTACCATGCCAACATTAAGACTGCCGAACATGTTTACACAATTTCTTACAAGTGCTGTTAAGGCCTTGGGCTTTCGGCCCAGGTCGCCCTTCATGTCACCTTTGTTGAACTGATCAACATCAGTAGGAGTCATCATCATGCCCAAAGAGTCTAATACAAATAATACTTTTGGTCTCTCTGCTGGCTCTTTGTCACCATAATCAGTTTTGTATTCTTTCACAAAGTTTGATATAGTTTTAGCAACGTCATCTATCATGCTCATGCCAAGTCTAAGTAATTTGTCCTCTGAAGTATCTACACCAACAGCTCTTAGCCACGCCTCATCAAGTGCATTTTCCGAATCCACAAGTATTACAAATATATTCTGTTTTTGTGCTTCCCTGATTATGTTGCCTGAACAAATGTAAGATTTGCCAGATCCTGATTCGCCTGCAAACACTGTGACTTTGCCTAGTGGAATGCCTTTGTAAAAGTCTCCGGATATCAAATAATTCAGTGCATGGTTGCCTGTGGATATCCAATCTGTAGGATCATTAAATCCAATGCCAAGTCCATCTATTGATTTTGTAATGGACTTTCTAAATTTTGTTACATCAAATGGTTTGACCATGTTGCTCCTTTCTTATACTTTATATTCAAAACAGTAGTTTGTCAATGCAAAATTATATTTCAAAATAAAAATTGCCATTTATATTGTTTTGCCAAATTTTTTGTAGCGTGTCCAAATCAGCATCAAAGTTGCCAATGTTTATGTGTGCACCAATTATGGAAACATTTTTCTCTTTACACCAATCTACGTACTCAACAAATGGTTGCACAGAAAAAGGTCGTCTCAAAGTAATACGAATGTCGCCACTAAGGTTATCAAAATTGTTTGTATCGGAATCCTCAATGTCGTCATCACTATTAAACCATTTGTTAAACAATGACCGCCCCAAATTGCTGTACTGTATGCTAATCTGGTGCCTATCAAACGTTGTAATAGAAGTGCCAAATTTATTTTTACAACTCCACACATCGGTTGTGTAGTTACAATAATCAAATTCATATGAATATTCAATATCATGTATCAACGAATTTATAGAACGGAAAGATTCAACTAATTCTGGTCTAACTTTCTGGAGCAATGGAATAATAGAATATGTTTGTTGTATTTTTACCCAATCACGATGGCAATTATTAAGTTTAGTTTGTGTCCAAACACAATCGATGTACGAATTAAAAATATCTAGTTTCAATTTTTCTTGAAAAAAATCATTTATCTGTTTGATAACATCAGACAGCCTATTAATTGGAATAACTTTTTTTATATTGCTGTGAAATTTATTATGTTCACCAAGTTGCTGAATGTAATATTCAGCAACTTTAGAAGGTGTAAAAGACAGTGTGTCTTTTGTTCTTTCAAAAATAAGTTTCAAGTGATTATTTTTGTTGTCTTGCTCTTATCATTGCCAGAATGTCTTCTGCTTTGGAGTTACTGCCATTTGTGGCGGCAGGTTGTTCTACAGGTTGTTCTGGTTGTGGAGCAGGAGCAGGCTCGGGTGTCGCAGTTACAGCTGGCTCAGGAGTTTCAACTTTTACTGCTGGAGCAGGTTGTGGTTGTGTAGTGCTTCCTGTGGCAGGAGCTTTGATTCCTGCTGGCCTAAAGTACTGTGAATACTTTTCTGCGTCATAAGGCTCACCATCCACTGAAGCTCTGAACATTTCTTCCATTACTTTGATTTCAACTTCGCCAGGCTTTTTAGGCAAAAAGTCACCAAGATTATGTAATCCATGTGTTTCAATGGCTTTGTTTTGTTCTTCTGACAGTGGAGTTGTTTTTCTTGACCACTTGGATGTTGAATAGTCAGCATAACCACCTTTTGTGGTCTTGTTGATTCGGAAGTCAACACCTCTTGTGTAGTCAGTTGGAAGATCTTCCATTTCTGGATCCATTAGTGCAGACTTTATTATGTTAAAGATCTGAGGACCAATAATAAATCTTCTGATTGGATTTTCTGGTGCATCTTCTTGTAGTGGAGATGTAGTTACAAAACCCTGGAATATGTATGAACGTTTCTTCCAATATTTTCTGCCTAAGTCTTCCAATGATTTGTCTTTGAACCATTGTCTTACTTCTGCAAGTATAGGACATGCATCTCCATACATTTCCATGCACGGAATCTGTACTTGTACAGGACCTGATGTTGCATCACCTTTCACTGAATTGAAAGGCAGTTTGATCATTGCCCTCTCAGTCCAAAAGAATGTGTTGTTAGAATCACCATCGGGTAAAAACCTTAAAACTGCTTCTGAATTTTCAGGAATATTCCAATGAGGATATATTGCGTTGTCTCCAATTTGCCCTTCGCCTGATGGCTTAGAGTTTTGAGCTTGGAGTTTTGCTCTTATATCTGCCAGTGTTGCCATAATGTAAGCCTCCTTTGTGTTGCCTAGTGTGTATCACTGTAATGCATATTATATACGCACCCTTATTCTTTTGTCAAGAATTATTTTTTGAAAGCGTCTTGGTAATTGGATTGGTCATAGTCAACAGGATCAAGTACATTATCCATTTCGGCTATTTGTGCATCCATCCAGTGTTCTAGATCTGCAGTTTCGCTTTGGTATTTTCTCTTATAAAATTTTCCAAGTTTGCCTTTATCTACAGTTTTACCTTTGATGTCTTTGTATGCCTTGATGTCTTCTGGTGACTTTCTAACTTCATCTTTGAACTTGTCATCTGTTTTTATTCTTTTCATGTCTTGTAGATATTTGTTTGCTAATTTTATCGCTGTGCCCTTCAGTGCTTTGATTTCTGGATTTGGTTTTGCGAATAATTCACCTGACGCAGATAACTGTGATTCCATGTCAGATGCAAAATTAACTATTGAATCATCTTGTGGCTCTGAAGACAGGAACCTTGTGGCTATATCTCTTAATATTGTCATTAGTTTAAGATCCACATCTTTCTGTTGTGATCTTAAATTGTTTTGAAGAGCATCATAAGAATCATCTTTCCTTAATATTAACTTACTATTAGGATCTTTGACCCAATTGTCAACGTACTGTGCATAACGTGATGCAGTGGAACCTTGTGTCATAATGTCACTTCTTGTTTTTGTGCCTTCTTCATCATCAGATGGTTTAAGTTCGTTAATTGGCAAAATTTTAAATGCATCAACTAAATCTTCATCAAATGTTTCTTTGGTAAATGTTTTTACCAGTCCATCTATTGTGTCTTGGGTGTTTTCTTCTACTGTTTGTTGTAGTGCCTCTACAGCATCTTCATATGTGTGTTGTCCTTGTAATCTACCTAATAATTTTTTTGAATCATATATTTTAATGTTGGCGGCGTCAATATAGGATTGTGTGTTTTCGTCTATCATGCCATTACGTTGAGCATATTTTGTAAATTTTCTCATAGTGGCTATTTCTTGTACCTGTCTACAAATTGATTCGCCAACTGCATCATAAGGATTGCCACCTTTGGCAACGTGCATCTGCATGGCTCTAGCGCCATTTAAATAATTGTAAGGAAATCTAAATCTTTCGCCCTGGTTATTTTCTATAAAAATTGCTTTGATATTTCTTGATCTGGCTCCAGGCACAGCTTCATCTACTGCTTTGGAGTGTCTAATAATCATTTTTGTTTTGTCTAATGGTCTATATGATGTTCTTGTTGTGCCGTGCATGTTACTTTCCTGTACTGTATTTACTTGTGACAAGAATTCAAAATCGCCTTGCTTGAGGTCTAATTTCTCAATGTCTTGTGGCTTGAATCCTAAATTGTGTGTGATAGCAAATTCTCTCATTGCCCTTGCAAATTGGTACCAGTTTTGTTGATCTTGTTCTTCCAAAGAATCAGCAAGATCCCTATTGTACACAAGTCTTAAGTTTTCTTCATCTATTGCAATAGAAACAGGATTATTGTTCCAATCAAACTTGAAAAACCTTGCAAGTTGTGGATCTGTTGTGGTTTGTGCTTGATCATCGCCGAGTGTGAGATGCGAATAACGTGATTTGAGTTCGTCAAATAAGTCTTGTGCTACGAGATCCAAGTCCATTATGATATTTATGCCATTAAATGCTTGAGCGTTAGATTAGTCTATCTGAGAAACTATTAGATTATTTTTCCATGGATTGAATCTAAATTTAAATTTCCAGTTTTTTTCTTTATCAAAGTTGTATGTTAATATATTCCAAACAGTGTTAACGTTGCCAGTAATCTGTAGACTTTTGTCTGCAAAATTTAAAAACCAATCTACTCTTAATTTAGGATTTGTGTAATCTTCAACAGGCAGGTCTACTATTTTTTCGAAAGCATTTATTTGCGATTGTAAATTTCCGTCAACATTAAATGTTTCAATATGTCGAGACTCTGTTTGTATTATTGGTTTTTTAATTAGCCTCGAAGCAAGTAAATTAATATCTTGATCAGTGTTAACTTCTTTGGCATACTCTTTTTGTCCAATAGGGATATATGAGTTTCTATATTTTTGTATAGCAAGATCCACTGCGTCCTTGTATTTCTTGTTAATTTCTATACCCGGGAGAAACTCTCCATCTAACAAACCACAATCAACTACACTTATTTTTAATTCTATGCTCTGCGGTATCGAAACAAATTGTTTGCTTAAATTAAATTTTTTATATACATGATCTGATATGTAGGAAAAGTTTTGTATAAAGACATCATTAGCAAATGTCTCACTCATAAAAACATCTATAGGTCCTAGGTCAAGTAAATTATTGTCGCACTCTAAAAAATCATTATGGAAAATTTTTATCTTGTCCGATAGTCCGGCAGTCTCTACTAGATGTTTTGATAATTCATAGTTTTTTTTATCAATTTCAAAAGCATATACTTTATCAGCTCCTGAGTCAACTGCCATAACGGATAAAATTCCCGTGCCACTGCCGACATCCAAAACGGTTTTGCCTTTTATATCTTTTAAACATTTTTTATAAAAAATATTTCTAGGTGCGTAGTTAATCATGGCAAGATCTACACCAAATCCAGACTGAAAATTTAAATTTCTTAGAAAATATTCTTTATTGTTTTCCATTTTTAATAAAATTTATTAGTACTACTATTGCTACTAAGTTGGAGTACACCACCATACTTATGACATTATTATAGGCATAGGCAAAACCAATTCTTCATCACTATCACGCAATCTGTCGAACAGTTGTTGATCCCATGCTGATATTGTTGATGCCATACGCACTGCTAAAAGTGTAGACATCACTAGGTCATCATGTTCACCTGGCTTTGCTTTAAAGGAGTTACCAGATGCAACAAAATTTTTTAGTTCTGATACTAAATTTTTGGACTTTATAATCATTGTATCGTTTTCCAACATTTGTTTAAGCTTGGCACATGCGGACATTTTGCTATTATGTGTGGTATTGTAGCCTTTGCGGAATCTACGCACATGGCCTTTCTTAATTGTTTCTGATAAAAACTGTCCTGGAATATTTTCTTCACCTATGTCTGATATTGCAACAAGTCCTGCTTCACCTATTGTGTTATTTTCTATAGAATAATATATTTCAGGATTACTAACGCCTTTAGCAGTAAGATCCTCGGAAAGTTTTTCTATAATTTGTTTAAGTAATCTAATTTGTCCTTGTATTGGGGTTGAGTTGTGTTGCCATTCTGCTACTTGAGACATATTCGGAAGCTCATACACTTGAATTGCACCATAGTCTCCACCTGTGCCTAATGATGGATCTAATGACACAACATACGCTTTGTTTTTTTCAACTTGCTTATACCACCTTACATGGCCATGTCTTTCAACAGGATCCTCGCCTTGCAGATCAGCAAGTTTTGTTGCTGTGATTAATGTTTCATCAAATATTAAAAACTCGCAATCATGTTCACGTCTAAAACGTTCTTCACCTATTCTTGCCCTTTCTTCCTTTGCCCATTTGTCTGTCCTTTCAGGATGTTCATGCCATGATGCTCTGAAGGCGGCAAAACCATTTTTACCCACAGGTTGTTCATTACCATATTCATCTAAACGTTTGTTGGCTTCCTTCCATATCAAGGCGAATTGGTCTTCATCTGAGTTTGGTGTTGAAGTTATAATACACTTACCGCCTGTTGACAGAGTAGGAGCAAGTGAAGTCCAAAACTCTGACGCCTTTGAAGGAGGTTGCACAAAAGCAAATTCATCACAGTAAATTACTGATAAAGACATACCTCTACCTGTGTTTTCTGTTGTAGTGGTTGCTTTGATACGAGAGCCATTGTCAAACTCTAATGTGTTTCGATTGTATGAATAAGCACCTGCTCTTAAAAAGTCAGGCAAGTTTTCATAAACAAATCTTACTCTATTCATAATGTCCTGTGCACCTGTAAACTTATGTGCGGCAATAAGAATCTGAGAGTCAGGAACAAACATAGCATACCATATAAGATAAGCCGCGGCACAAGTAGTTTTTCCTGTTTGTCTTGGCAACATTGCAATTGCAAATCTATTGTCATGGTAAGTTTTTACTAAATTTTTTTGATATTCATACATATGAAACTTCATTGATCCTTTAGTTGGATGCTGTATCATAGAGTAATGCTCCATGAAATACAGTGGTCCATTTTTAGGATCCATACATTTATTCAGTTCTCTAATCTCTTGATCAGTAAATTTAATTTTGGCGTGTGCCTTTTTGGTGAGATTACCTTGTAAACTTTGTCCCATAACTGTATTTACGGTGTGTTATTTAGAGTGGTTGGTAAGTGATGAGCCAGAATATCCATCTGACTGTTTAAGTTCATATCCTTTGTGGAACTGATCTTTGGCTTTATCTTCTTCTGATGCAACAATTTTACCACCGCGTTCGTCTTTGCCGTCGTCTTGTCTTAGTTTCATTAGTTCCTTAAACATGGTCATATTGTATTCATCACCATATAAAGGATCATCTTCTGCTGTATCATCTTTGTATTCAGCATCAGTAAGTTTAGGCTCATATTCTTTTTCTTCTGGCTTTATTTCAGTTGGATCTGTTGGATGTTTTACTCTTATGTGGTCACCTGGGATGCCAAATTCATCTTTTAGCACTGACTCTAATTGTTGATATCCAATTGGATATTGAGTCTCCACATCAAAAATTGTTACTTCTACATTCTTTAGTCTTGTAAATTCATGTGGATGTTCTTGCACAGGTGTAGATGCAGTCTTTTTAAATTCAATAGTTTCATATTTGGTCATGTAATTTTTAAGTTTTGTTTCAAAATTTTCTGGTAATTCACCAGCAATTTTAATACGTGCTTGATATGTTTTTACTGCTTCTGCAAGATATTCTTTGAATGTTTTCATTGTGTATTATTTATCTTTATCCTTAGTTGCTAGTATTTGTTTTATAAGTTCATTTCTATCTGCAATCACTGTGCCAGTGCCTGTTACAGCATCATCATCACCTTGATTTTGGTCTAATTTTAACTTTTTAAGTTGTAATTCAATCATTTTTAGTTTTTTGTCAACTTTAACATTTTTTGCATTAATGGCATTGTTCATCATTGAAGAAGCAACTTCCATAATTCTTCCCGCAAATCTAGGCTCTATGTTCATGCCAAGATCCATTAGATCTTTGTAAGCTTGGAAGGATTCGTTAGAGTATTGATCTATTTCCTTATCATCTTCAAGTCCATCCACTTGGGGTAGAGCGGCATCAATCTTATCCAGTCCAATTTTTTCTTGTATCAATGCATTTGCTTGTGCATCATCTTTGTCATTTTGTTCTGTCTCTAATTTATCTTTTAATGTTTCGGCAGTTTCATCAGATTTTTCCAAATTGAACAATTCTTCTAGTTTTTTAGTCATTTGGATTTACCTGGACGTCCTGTCCTCTTGTCAAATTTTCCCTTACGTTTAGCAACATGTTTTTGTTTACGTGCAAGTCTTCCTTGTCCACGCAATTTTATTGCGTTAAGCATTGCTTCATACAATTCACGTTGGGCAACAACTATTTCATCTTTGGACATGCTATTATTTAAAGATGTCTGACTCAGTCAACACTCTAAAGCGAATGCCTTTGTGTTTGGCCCATTTGTTGGCAGCTTCCCATTTTGCTCTGTTTACCACAAGTGCGGCTCTATTTTGTGCATTTTTTCCAACTGATTCAAATTTAGCTTGATTGTTTGGTTTGACTTCTATTAGTTCAGCAACACGTTTTTGTTTTTTGTCGTTGTACACAATAAAAAAGTCAGGAACATATATTGTATTTTTCCCTGTGAGTGGATGCCTGTATGGAATCTGTATTGATTCAGATGCCCATTGGGTCACTGATGGATTGTTATCACAAAATCGCATGAAGGCAAATTCCCAAGATGATCTATATCTTGGTGTTTTTTTGCCAATGTACTTGCCAGTATTTTTTGGCTTGAATAATCCTGAAGCCCATTTATTCATTATGCCTTTATGTTTCTTGATACATGACTTTGTGCAGTTCTATCATTTTTGTATCCTAACACAGAAGTTTTGTATCTATATGCGTTGAGCACTTCGGTCACAAGTTGTGATAGTTGGACTGGATCTGACGGCTTGAGAGTATCAAGCACAGTAAAGACATCAACATTGTCCGTCTTGGCTTGCTTCATTAA